TGTATTGTACCACCTGATGCATAGAAAGTAGGAACAGTTGAAGTACCAACATTTACAGTGAATTGAGTAACACTAGCCACTCCTGTTACAGGTGTTCCACCATATGCAGGGTCACTTGTTCTTGGATATGAATGAGTAGCAGCACCATCATCTAATGCACATGTAAATGCTAATCCAGAAAGTACCACATCACTTGCTTTACCCGTCACAGAGAGTCCATGAGCACTAGATGTGGTAACTGTCATAATACCTGTAGTACTATCGTAGGAGGCACTCTGAACGCCCACAGCAGGGAGGTAATCACATGTGAATGCAATTCCTGCTAACTTGACTTCTTGCCCTATTGCAAGACCGTGGGCTGTCGTTGTAGTGATCGTTGTAATACCAGTTGTAGAAGTATAACCAACATCATAGATTGCTCTAGGTGCATAAATTACTTGACTGTTGGTAATTGCTATTCCTGTGATATGACCATCAGTAATTGCAGCAGTACCGATACCAATTAATTGTGGTTGTGTATTTGTTCCTGTTTGAATAGCAACATTAACAACTGTCTGAACTCCTACTCTATATCCTGATCCACTATTACCAATACTAATAGAAGAAACAGTTCCTGCACTAGAAACAATTGCAGTTCCACCTGCAGCTACCAGTGGTTGATATCCAAAACCACCAGTCGAACCCACAGAAGCAACTACACCCCCCACAGGAATATTAGAATTATTAGGATCACTTGCTAATGAACTTGCAGTTCCTGTAAAGGTGATAGTTGTTATACCCGAACCCTCTGATAAAATATAATCTTGGTAAGTAGACAATCCCCCAGTTGGACCTTGGAAAATTCCATTAATAAGAATAACTCCATTATTAGTAGAGAATCCAACGGCATTTGAACCATCTGATTTTAAAGTAAATGTCTTACCAACTCCTGTAAATCCTTCAGATATATCATCAAAAATCTGATTAGTTGCATATGGTCTATTACTACTATCTGCAGCTGCCCTTCTCATAAAGGTTCTTCCTTGGAAAGTAGAGAAAGTAGTAATTCCTACCCAATCCCTATCATCAGGTGGATTAGTAGTAGAACTTACAGGAGTTGGTCCTTGAGGTGCAGTAACAAAGTTAATAGTATTATCAACAATATTATAATCACCCGTAACTTTAGTAACTATAGAATTCTCAGTATGAATACCCAATCCTGTTCCCATCCATGCACGATCAACTAGTATATGATTAGTTGTACCATATCCCACTGTATTAACCTTCATTATCTCTTCATCAATCTGAAGTAGATCTCCACCAAAGATTGAAGTAATACCTGAAACTTTTAATACCACTTCAGCAACTCCAAGAGCAGATGTTATTCCTGTAGTAACAGCAGTAGAAACAATGGGTTGTTGAATAGCATTATCAATTCCAATTAAACACTTAGTATTTTGATTACGTGCAGTTAGAGTATGAGCTGCTCCTACACCTACTGAAGTTAAATGTAATATACTTGGAGTAGTCTTTAAGGCATCCTCTGCAGTCTTAGCAAACTGGAGAGTAGTTTCATTAACTTTAACAGCATAAAGTGTTTGGGGAAGAAGTGTAGTGGTTCCTATTCCAGTAATAGTAGTCGTTGCAATTCCTATTGCACTTCCACTATCAGTATCATAAGCATAAGAAACTTCTTCACCTGTAACAAAGAAATGCTCTGGAATAGTAATTTCATTCTTTGTGAGATTAACCACTGATGAATCACTACCATCAAACTCTCTTGCAAATATATTTCTTCCATCATGAGTTAAATTAAATGCCCTTAAAACATCCACTTCAGTTCCTTCATATGTACCATATCCACCACTAATTGATGCATTATTACCAATACTAATTTCATCAACCGAAGTGATGGCATCATTTTCCGCAGCAATCTGCAGACTCATCTGGAAAACACGAACTTGAACATCAATACTAGGATTAGGTGTGTAGTATAGATTTGTCCAAGTTGAAGAAACAGCGGCTCCTACGGTTCCTAATCCTGCAACAGTGGCAAGATTCCCATACTCAGTTATATAAGTTTGTGAACTGTCATTTAAAACAATTACTTCAGACATCTCATAACGATCATTTGTTATATCCTCTACACTGATGATATAATAAGCACCATTATGATCATTAGTACCTACAGTATTATTGATATCATATTGAGCAATGAGATTCTCCGTAGGAGATCCTGATGCATTAATCTTAGTATAAGAAGAATCGATAAATGCAAGATCTTGATTTCCATTCCCAATCCATTGAGTACCAATTCCCGTACTACCAGAAGCAGTATCTGCTATGGAAACTCTTAAAGTATCTACAGAAGCAGCAATACCTGTATGAGGAACAAACTGGACTATTATATCTCCTGTAGCCATGGATGCAGTATATGTACCCAGACCAGCACCTGTAGCATTGACCGTATCATCAGTTGTTATTTGACCATATTCAAGTAAATCAACGTCTGTTCCATTATGAATAATATTAAGTTCATCATATTCCATTCTGCCATTATCTGCATTGATCATAACAAGAACTTTTGAACTTCTATATGTGGATGCAATTCCAACAATTGTAGTAGCAGTTCCTGTAGGGACAGCAGTTTGAGTAGAATTAATATTAACAAAATTACCAAGGGTGGTTGATCCAATACCTGTAGTATTAGCAAAACCAATTATATCAAAACTAACAGCACTTACGTTGTAATTATTAACAGTATATTTTGTAGGATAGAAAAGAAGTTGTCCATTATTACCACTTACTCCAAAATCAAAACTTCCTAGATCGGTTACACTCTCTACCCTACCATATTGGTTCATATATCCTTCACCCTCATTATGCAAGAGTGAAACAAGCATCGTTTGTCTTTCACCAGTAAAAGTTTTATCTTTTACTAAAGTAAAGAATTTTTTACTTCTGTGCTTAATAGGGAAATTATCAACAACAGAAAATCTAGTTGTTCTAGGATCACTATTAAAGGATGTGCTAAAATCATCGATAGTCAAAACTCTATTACCCACGGATTCATAATAATCCGTCAAAACTCTAGAATTAAAATAAATCTGATCTGATAATGACTTAGTATCACTAATACTTAAAGAATTTTCTGTAACCAAATCAAAACTTGGATAGCAATTTACATCGACCACTCCAATAGCATCGATGAAGGATACTAAATCACTATCTTTTGCAGTTATATCTTTAGAATCTGTAGTTTCTACTATTAGATCACTAAATTTCAAGAATCCACTAGGATGGTTTAAATTAGTTACTGCATTATCCCATTTGTCTATAGAAACCTTGGATTTTAATGAATATGAGAAATTTTGATAATAGAAATTATCAGGTAATCTTTGAAGAGTATCATTAAGGAAACCTGTGTCTTTCTGCCACCCTTGCTTAACTACAGAACCTGCATCAATCTTAATATCAGATTCAAAATTAATTTTAGAGTCTATAGTTCCTTCAGTTCTTGAAGTTGTACCTTCGATTAAATCTCCTACATCAAATTCATCAGATGAGGATATTTTTAAAGTCTCCCTTTTCTTATTCCAACTTTCAACCTTTCCAACTTTATTTCCTGATGTAACTTGTTCTCCTTCAATAAAATTATTTTTTTGAAGTTTAATATCAAACTGAGGAAAATATTTTTCGGGAATAATGGATCCAGCTGAATTCAAAACATCTTGATTTCCAGGATACTCATTTTCTGGAAGAAGTCCTGCTAAACTATAAGTAACAAAACCTACACCACCACCCAGAGGAACATTAACTGCAGTTAAAGTAAATAATGAGTAATCATATTGAGAAGAATTATATCCATATCCTGTAGTACCCACACCAACACTTATATTCTCGATTAAAACTTTATCACCAACACTAAATGGAGATGAATCACTAAAAGCAGTATTTAAACCAATAGTTACATCTTGAGTACTAGAATCATAGGTTATAGTATTAATACCAATTCCATTAACATTACCTGTAGGTATGAGTGTAGGAGTAGTATTATACATTCCCTTTGTATTCTTCAAAATGGTGACTTGCTGATCACCAATTTGATATTCTAAATCAACATCTTTTACTTGTTTGCCTGTAAATCCATCAAGAACTAATAATTTAGGAGCTATAGTATAATTCTTACCAGCCGAACTAATACCAATTGACTCAAAAGATGTTAATGATTCAATTTGTAATATTTCAGGAAGATTAGCAACGGGTCTTACGGTATTATCTGCTGAATAATTAAATCCAATATTTTCAATTTCAGTAGAAATTATCTTACCAATAGTAGTACTAGATGGTTCTAAAATAGAATCAGTTCCTAATCCACTATTAATAGAAGATACACCCACTATTTCTGAATATCCACTTCCTTTATATTTCATTTCAATATCTGCAATTGCACCATACGCAGTACTGGAATCTGTAGAGTATTCTAATAAAGATTCTGCTTCACTATAAGCAGGTCTCTCAGGACGAGTTACTAAATTATAACTAAAGGTTGTAGTAGTTCCAATACCAGTTACTGCAAAAGTTCCTGAATATAAACTATTATTAATTCCAAGTTGATTATATCCTTCTATCTCCTCATCAATAACAATTCCCTTTTTACTCTCTGTAATTAAAGATTCATTAATAGGTGTAAATTTATAGTATAATACTGGAGGTATATCCTTAGTGACACTTAGAGTTAATCCTGCATTAGTAGTAATACCAACTTCTCCAGTCTTAGATACTTCAAAAGTATTACTTGAAGACGATGAATAAAATTCATTATTAAACTCACTATCAGTATAAAGATTAAGATCAAAAGCAGAATAAGAAGATACTCCAACAAAACTGGCTAAAGAAGGATCTGATAAATCAAATCTTACGGTGTTGTTCTTATAAAGATTAGTTAAAGGATTGATAGGAGATAAAGTTCCAGCAGATGCAGAAGTTATATTTACAAATTCAGGTTCAAATTGTTCCGATTGATATTTACTCAAACATAATTTAACTTTACTTGTAGAGAATTTGAAAATATAATACATTTTTTCATCTTCTAATCCTCCTGAAGCAGTTGTTGCCGTATGAATTACCTTATCACCAGTGTTTAATCCATGATTAGTAATTTCAATAGTATTGGCAGTCGTATCAACATTACCTGCAGCAAATGATTTGGGGTTAAATACTATTCTTCTATTAAAATCATTATACTTAACTGTAACCGTTGTACCTATTCCTGGTTGAACATCAATAGTTACATTATCATTAAATTTCAATCCATGTGTAGAAGCAGTAGCTACCGTAACTGTATTCTTATGAGCTTCTGCATTAACGACATTATTTTTAACGGTTTTAAAACTATGGTATACTCCTGTACCAATTCCCGTTAATCTCAATAATCCTCTATTAACTGTAGTGCTTGCAATACCTACAAATGTACCAGTGCTTCCAATACCAACTTGGAAGGTTTGAATTCCAACTAAATCATTAGAAATTTTTCCAATATACAAAGGAGCATTGGTGGGAAGACTATACAATGTAACACCATCAGTCGAAACTCCTATAGCATCACCAGTATTAGTTTTATAGTTAACAATATCACCAGTTTTTAGATCATGATTTGGAAGATAAATTGCTTCAGTTTGAATGAAGATTTGAGTAATACCAGCACCAGGATTGGAGAATGAAATAGTAGTTCCAATTCCCACTCCTGTAAGAGTTCCAATACCCAATGCTTCTTTTGGTTCAAAATAAATTTCCTTATTTAATTCAAATTTTACATTATTTTCAGGAGATGCTTTAAAGGTAAATTTTCGAGAATCTTCAGTTATTACAGATCCAGCAGTATGAGCACTTCCCATCGTGCTTTCTTGAGCTCTGAGAACTCTTAGTCTGGAATTTGCTCTATCAACTTGAAGAACTTTTATTGTTTCTGTTCCAATTCCTAAAATATCATTCTCTCTAATAGATAAAAGATCATTTGAAAGTGATCCAGATATTCCAAAATAAGTTACTATTCCCGTTACTCCGATAGTCGTTGCTGCTCCTGCAAGTAATACACTTTCAGTCTTTACACCAATATTAAAACTTCCCTGCAGATAATCAGTAGAAGTATTAAAACCAGATAGAGAAACTAAATTTAAATTAGTAAAGTTATGAGGAGAAGTAGAGAAAGCAATATATTGTCCATTTACATCAAAAGGAGCAATTTCTATATCGGATACTGTACTGCTTGCAACACTAATATTAGTAACTACTTTTCCACCAACCTTAGAAACATTTCCTTTAGCTCTTTGACTTTCATCAATTTGTTCAAAATTAACAGTATCATTAACCTTATAATTATTTCCACCAGTTAATATCCCGACTTTATCAATAGATCCACTAGAAACTAAATTTATATCAACTAATTGTTCTCTTTCTTTATTTGGTTGATATAAAAAATCATAATATGCATATTCCTCAGTTAAAGAATATGGAGTAGTATTTCTAAAATAGGAAGTAGTATTTAAATCATATGATTTTTGATTAATACTATTATCGTAATTAAAACTATTAGGTTGTGAATGGAACGAATTTCCAATTAAATAGGGAAACTCAGGTTTTCTATACTTATTAAAAGCACCTGAATTTTCAATACTTGTAGGATTGATAGTTGAAAAATATGCATAAACTCCATGTGGATAATCAGGAGTTATACAAAAACGACCATTATGCTCATCCAAATCTCCTGAATTATTAAATTCAAAATCATCAACAAAAAATCCTTGAGGGAATGTAGATAATGAAGGTCTATTGGAAGCAGTTACTGGTTTATAACCAGATTCCATTGCTTTAATAGATCCACCTGTTCTTTCACTATATCCATAAGGTCCATAAATTGGATTACCATCATATGCCCATCCAATAATTGGAGAATGGAAAGAAGCAGAAACTTCTTCACCATCCACCTTTTGTAAATCAGGAAGTCCATATTTAATATTATTATCTTGATCTCTTACATAAACAGATTCCCTCAATTTACGAGGAGAATATAAATGAGTATATTGTATTCCAAATTCCGAATTTTCAGCCTCATCTAAAATTCCATCATCATCTGAAATAATATCTACATATTTTTGGAACAAATTAATATTCCAAGTTTTAATTCTTGCCCTTAATTGTCCATTTGACCCATCGGTAGTTACGGCAACTCCTACAGTACCAGTATATCCAATTCCAGGATTGTCAATTCTTACACTGGTGATTTTACCATCATTAACAATAGGAACTAATTTTCCATAATTTCCTTGATTTGCAGAAACTACTAATCGAGGAGGTGCGTTATAACCTTCACCCTGATTATCAACTTGAACCTCAACTATTTTACCATTATTGATAATTGGAGTAATTTCAGCACCAGATCCACTATTAAGAGTTAATAATGGTTGACGATCATAATTTATAATATCAGAAGATCCGTATTCAGATCCCTCATTTGTCACCTGTATAGAATCTAAAGATCCTTTAAACAAAGGTTGAAGTTTTGCTTGAAAATCTTGCCCTGTAGCGGTAAGAACTCCTATTTCACCACTTAAAGTTACCGTAATTGGTTCATAGTTAAAAGTATGAGTTCCAGTTCCTAAACCAGCAACAGAAAAATCAATATATTGCTCTGTTTCGTAATATAGGAACTTAGTTGTAGTTCCAACCCCTACACTAGATAATTTAAAGTTATTCGCATCAACTTCCGTAACAACATAATTTGTATTGGAATTAATTCCTGTAATTTGATCAACATTATATGAATATTGGATAATTTCGCCAGATTTATATCCATGATTATTAATATTGATTTGATTAAGAGCCGTATTAATTCCTGTGCCAGAAATTAGAGTTCTTTTCTTATTTTGATATCCAGAACCTGTATTATCAACTATAATATTAGATACAATCTGCTTTTTATCAAAAGATTGAAGGGCCTGAACACCAACTCCAAAACCAGATAGAATTACGGTATTCAAACCAACATTTACTGCTTCAGTTTCGGACTTATAAAGTTTTACAGTGGATACACCTACCGTATGAACATAATAAACTGCATCTGTTGAAATTCCATTAACTGCAGTTTGTCCAAATGTCTTATAAATGACTTTTTCACCATTTCTGAACTTATGATAGGTAGAAAAACCAATAGTGCTGTCAGTTAGGTCAACACGAGCAGAATCTGCAGTAGCATTGAATGAAACTGAGTGTTCAACCATTTTAGTATTAACACTTGCTCTTGCTCCTTTACCATTACCCCCACTTATAGTAAGAGTTGGGTGAGAAACATAATCAAAACCTGGATCTTCAATGTTGATTGCTACTAAACCCCCTTCAACAGCACATATACCCGTTGCACCTGTTCCAACATTATCCGATACATGTAAAATAGGAGGATTGATTACATCATAACCATTTCCTGCAGCTGCAATATCAATATCTGTAATAGGTCCATAATAAACTGCTTCATTTGATTTGTAATTTAAAATTTCAACACCATTAACCAATATACCTGTCCTACTACCTGGTTCAGTAATATAATCTCCATCTTCATTAACAGGGTTCTTTATTTCTTTTAATAAAAGTTGATGGTCAACATCTTTATTGTGAAAATCTAGATATTCTAAAGTATTAGAAGTTACAATTCCCGATACGGAGACAAACGTATTATTAGAAATATTAGCGGGACTTGTAGCAAGTTGAAATGTGTTCTTAGTTAATCTTTTTACGAAGAAAACTCCTGGTTCCATTTCTGGAAACTTACTAACCACTTTTGTAGTATTTCCAAGAAAGTCTTTTGTCTCTATATCATAAGAACTATAATAAACTGCATCTCCTGTATAATAACCATGATCATTTACCGTTAAAATTTCAAATGTATCTCCACTATATTCTCCATTCAAAGTAATTTTTCTATCATAGAAATTTAAAGGAGAACTATCATAATTTGGAATAGATGAAGAGGCTACTAAGAGATCTTGATTAAATTTTACATAAGTATTTTGAACATTTGCAAAATAATTATCAATATAAGAATAATCCGATAATGTGGTATTTACCTTACCTCTTAAAATTTTTCTTTCTACAGTATATTTTCCAGATGCAATATTTCCTTGACCTTTAATAGAAAAACTATAATCACTTATAACTTCACTTACTGTAGAATCCTTGGTGTTTGCCAAAGAATCAATAACAGTAACTTTATCACCCAATCTAATATTATTTTTAGCATAAGTAACCAAAGTGTAAGTAAAATCAGATGCATCAACTAAAGTTATGGATTCTACATCATACTTTGTAGCGACATTGTAAAACCAATTTTCTGTTTTAGGACTTGAAGTAGTTATTCCTAAAGACTTTATAGAAACTGTATCATTATTATCAAAATAATAGGTATCGTCTGGAATTTCTAAGTCTGCTAAAACTCCAGTAACCCTCATAGAAACCCTAGTTGTGGTTCCTAAACCAACATAACCATAAATGTCCGTATTTAATCTAATATTTTCTTTTGAATCAATACTAGTATTAATACCAATCGTTGTGGTATTAGCTAATCCAACACCAAAGAACTGATTTACTGATTTAGATCTATAAGTTAATATTCCAGTAACTCCTGTTCCATAAATTGCATATAATTCTCCTGCCTCAGGAAAACCTATGGTAGAATCTACATCTATTACACTTGAACCTATTGATACTTCTGTTATTACTTTTGTATTAGGATGAACTATAAATTCTCCATATACAGTTCCTTTAAGGGGAACATCTCTTGCATAACCATAGTCAAGATTTAATTTATAAAAATCAGAATTACCAATAGAAATTTTTTCTACTCCACTAACAGGAGCATAGGCTGAATCTACACAATAATGATCTCCAAAATGTGCGGAATCTTGATAGATGGTACTGTTTAAGAGATCAAGTGGATCACCCTCAATAGATTCTACAACTAAATCCTTAGTTACTCTATAATCAGCATCAGATGGTCTAAAAAGAAATTCTCTTGGTTTTATTACATCTACTTTTTCTCCATATAAAGCACCAAAAAGAATATTATAAGATTCATCAGTACCTTTAGTCTCATAAAAATCTTTTGATCGTGAAATAAACAATCGTTGATTTAAATCAGCATCTAAAGTCCTATCTTCAAAACCTGGAGAAATTTGATTTTTGAGTTTTAATAAAAACTTATTAAAGAGTAAAGCACTTAAATTAGTGACTTTACTTCCCTTTGCATGAGGATTAACATCTGACTCTGAAAAAGTTAATTGATCATTCGTACCATATGAAGTAACACCACTGAATCCTCTTACACATCCTGTAAATGTAGTATTAGTTTTTTCTTTATATAAAATTATTTCATCATCAATTTGTATTAAACCATCTCTATCGGGAAAATGATAGGTTCCAAAAATACTTTTATTAAGATCAAAAGTAACTGTAATTGTAGTATCTTGATATCCAACAGCACTTCCTAATTCTGTTTCCTGTGTATTATTAGTTAAGGATTCTAATTTTAAATATTCATCGATATTTTGAATTAAGTCAGCAGAAGCTCCTGGATATTCTTGCGAAACATAATACTCTTTGAGAAATTCTCCTAATAAAGGAAAATCCTCCTGCACAAAAGAAGGGAGTTGATTCTCAACTATATTTTGAATCTGTACTCTTTGGAGATCTGTAGATATCATCTTGCGATATTAATAAGAAGATGTGGTGGTGGTTGTAGTAGAAGTAGTGGTTGCTGCTGTTGTAGAAGCACTGGAGGTGGTTGTAGAGGCAACTGTAGCACCATTAGCAGTGAATACAGTGTTATCAGGTGTATCACATGTTGTAGAACCTGGAATCTCTTGTTTTCCACGAACCAAACTACCATTTGCATAACTAGAGGCGGCTGAATCTAAATCAGCAGAATCAGGAATGCCATTAATAACGGTATTTTCAAGATCAAGTTGAATGTATAAGTCATGAAGACCTAATACATCATTGGAACACGGAGAAGCAGAGATTTCAACAACTGGAAACCCTCTATTAACAATTGTATTAGTTATATTAATTGGTGAAAGTTTAATTTCTCCTCTTTCATAATCAATCGTTCCAATTGATTTCTTAATAACTTTTGCTTGATTAGAAGCTTCTAATTGTATCAACATAATCTGCCCAGTGGAAGTAGAACCAGTATCTGGTTTATCAGTAAGATACACAACACCAGCAATTCCATTTACATTAAATCCAGATGACTTAATATTGAATCCATCACAACTCTTAACAAAAATACAATTTCCAAAACAAATTTCATATTCCGCAAAACTATTTAACGATACTCTGAGATCCCTTCTCACAACCACGGTAGTAATATTAGAAGTTATAGCATCACTACTGTTATCGATTACACATAACATCTTACTATACTTAAATCTAGCACCAAATTTATTCATTTCTGCTGATTTAGCATATTTTCTTACATTCTCAGCGATGAGACTGACGAGATCAGCAGCAGATGAGATTAAATTAGAATTAAAATAAGCAGTTATGTTCAATTCAATATATAAAAACTTCAAATCAGTGATTTCTACGTCTATTCCAGAAACTGAATACTTTTTAAGTTCTCTTTTTAAGTTATTTTTGATTTGATCTGACAAATAAGGTCCATTTGTAGGTTTAATGCTTACAAATGTCTTTCCATATTGAGGTGGATTTAAAGTTTCACCTCCAAAAGCAGAAACTGAGTCTGTTTCAGTATATAAGGAAGGAATAATTGCTTCAAAATCAGCAGTTGTTACAGCTCTTTTTTGAGAAGAGTAAATTCTAGGTGCATATTTCTTAATAGATTCAACTGATTCTATACTTCGACCTAAAGAAGCTGCGTTAACTGTGGTAACAAGAGAAACTCCAGTGCTAATATTAATATTATCTCGTGAAGATGTTAATTTTCCACTAAAATTAAAGTCATTAATACCATTTGCAAGTTCACCATTAGTTACAAGATAAGAAACTTCAATAAAACTAGGTGCATCTAATTTTTTTCCGAAAATTCCATCCCCGAATACCAATTCATACCTTTCACCTTCTACTTCTTGAACAAAATAAACAGCAGACTCACCATTTATCTCAAATAAACTATCAGATTGTACATATTTTCTAGTAACAGTTGAAGATTCTGATGGTTTGACAACAACTCTTAATGTAGAGAGGTCAATTCCACCATTATCGAGTATAAATCTCTGATCAGGATCAAAAGAATTTACAGTAAATGTCTGTGTAAGGTAAATTCCCTCATAAATGGCAACATTATCAAAACTTGCTTCATCATTCGATACAGGAACTGTGATATCATCAAGTATTGCAAAGGTATAACTCTCATTTGCAAAACTATTAGAAGAAGCAACTAATCCTTTATTTAAAGTTATAGTTTGAGGTTTATCTGTATAGTCAGAAGTATCAACAAAGAAAGAAATATTAGCTATTGATGCTCTTTTAGAATATGGGATATAACCTATATTACGTGCTAATGATACAACATTCTCTCTTAATGTTGCACTATCGATAAAAACCTCATTTGATACCATGTTGGCA